CCATTTATGTATTTATACTCAACTGGATTTAGCATTTTTACGAAATCTAGACCTATGGAAGTAGGAGCAATATCGTGCTTCATCCTCCTATCTGATCCGTGAACTAATGTTCCATTCACATATACAGCAGCATTTGGGTCAGTATTGCTACCCATATCAATTCGTGCATCTCTTCTAACTCTTAATAGCGTTTGGTTTGTGAAGCTGACAACATTTAATGGATAAGAGTTGACTTGGACATCAGCAGAGTCTGCTCTAATTTTCAATACACTCAATCCACCATCTCCAGCGGCACCATTTATTCTGACATTATTGCCAATGGTCAAGTTGCTTGAAATATCAGCGTTAGCACCAATAGTTGCAAAACTTCCTATTGACAAAACACCGTTTGAATACAAAGAAGTGCTACCAGCGGATATGTTAGAGGCATTAATACTCCACCCTCCAATTGAGCCTGAAGTTGCAGTTACAGTTCCTGTTAAACTTGCATTAGTTGCCGAAACATTTCCTTCTGGAGTAACATTAAAGTTTGTACTAACTATTGCACCATTTGAAAGTATATCAATCCCCGGTGTACTTACCGAGTTTGCAGTTATTGCTCCACGAATTGATGCACTAGAAAACTCTGCACTACCAGCATAAGTTATTGCCCATCCAGCAGTTCCCTGACCTGTTATAACTCCATTTGCAGCAATTGTCCCATCATAATTGTTACTTCTAATAATATTATTTACTAATATAATATTTGAAGAAAGTTCATTTGCAGTTATTGTATTTGTAGCAATCTGATCTGCTGTAATCGTGTTTGCTCTTATACTTTTACCACTCAATGTATCTGGAGCTAAACTCAAGCCTGCTGGTGTAAGGACTTTTGAGTTAACAATTCTAATAACCCATTCTTCCATTGCTGTTTGATTAACGCTTTGTCTGTTAATTCTTGATTGAGAACCTACATATCCTAATGAGAAATCAAATAAAGAATATGACCCAACATCGATTATTGTTGAGTTAATCCCATTATGTGAATGTCCTCCAGAACCAAAGAAGGAAACACCATTTTCTGAAATTGCCATTATATTGCCTTCCTTAAAGTAATTGAGTGATCTAATGTATCTCCAACATTTAAACTGTGAGATACGACCCAATAATCAGTGTTTGATATATTCAAGCTAGTAAATTCTGATATTCTAATTCTATCACCAATTTGAAGCGTAGGAATTGCCATAGTTTGAATTTGCAACACTGGGACTGGTGTTGTGAACTTATCAATTAAAAAATCAGCAATTTGCTGAGCTTTTGTTGCACTATAGATATATTCATTGTCAATTACAACGTCAGTAAGAGATGCAGTTTGTTTTTTAATTAAATTAGCAGAATCCTGTTTAATAACTGGGACACCAGCAATAGATGTAAAATCAACTTCACCTGTTTTAGCATTAGTTCCCTGAATGAATGCAAGTTCTCCTTCTGGTACTGATGTAGAAGCAGCCAAAATTAGTTGAGCGTTATAAGCATTAGTTGTGAATCTAACCAATTCAATTTCTGGAGGGAATGTATTTGAGATTGCGGTAATTAAAGGTTTCTGAATATTGAAAGCAGGAGCATTATCGTATTTAATATCATAATAACGAACTTCCCTTACAGGATCATTTACATAATGAGCAGATGGTGTTGTATCAAATTCCCCTCTAGTAACCCCCAAGAAATTTGTTGAATCAATTGATGAATACTTGACAATTTCACTATCAATTTTCAGATATCCGCTTGTTGGGAATGGCGGTCTATCAGTTGTTGATACCGGCAATGTATTAGAATTGGCAGTAACATTTGATGTTAACTTAACCACGCCCAAAGTGGATGGGTCTGGCGTTGCTGTCCAGAGGCCTTGTCTTGTTGATATAAGAGGGTTGTATTCTGTTACATTTACAGTTACCTTATTAGTTTGCAACTGAACATTATAATCACCAGATATGATGTGTGAATTACTGCTTATTGTTTTTTGAACATTTGCATGCTGTGAAATTGAAGGCTCAAAATATCTGTAAAAATGAATGTATCTAAACCTATTTTCTTCGTCAACATAGAAGCGACCAAAATCAGCCAATGTAATTGCATCAATAATTGCCTTTGCACTTTGGTCATTTCCATAAAGATGAGGGAAATTAGTCAATTCTCTAATCTGTGTAGAAACATACCTGTTTAAAATTTCATCATCTGTCAAAGCCCGGTTATACATGGCAAATTCATCAATATAGACATCTCGGACTGTCGCTGGCTCAACCTCGGCTCCAGCAGAAAAAGATGCTCCTCGGCCACCAATTGTTATATCGTTTACCCAATTAGCCTGCGTTCCAACCCCATCGGTTTCTGCTAATTTAATGCCATTTACATAATAATGAATTGCCCCATCGGTATGTTTTGCAACAATATGGGAATATTGAGTTGTTGATAGAGCCGTATTTGATGAAACAGTTTTAACTTCCCCATTGTTTTTTACAATACGAAAACCATTTGAAGAAGATGTGTTGAAAAATTCAAATCCACTTGTTGATGAAGAGTTATTCCAATTGCTAATATACTCTCCATTATTAGAAAATGTTGAAGGCAATTTAACATACAACTCAATTGTCCATTCATCAGTGAAGTTAGAAGAGTTGCTATTTGGTAGATCTAAAGATTCGCTGTATGGGATTCTTATATATGTATTGTAGTTAACGGCATTTCTTGTAACTTGACCTACTAATACAGATTTATTGTTAGGTTCTGACACTAAGCCTGTTGTTTGGTTTAATGTTGGTCCATTCACATAGACAGCATCATTTTGATAATGATTTCTATTTTTTAAATTTTTATTAATAGTGTATGGGCTTGAACTTGTTACAGTTGCAAAAGTAGAGCTTCTAGAGCCAACATAATCTTTAGCAACAACTGTTGTAAATTGACTTGCAGGAGAGGCAGCATAGTTTGAAGCCGCCCCAGAAGATTGCTCCATGCCCAATCTAAGAGTCATTGCTTTACCAGAATCTTTTGGACCTTCAGCATGAAAAAATTCAATTCTTATTTTGTAAGGAACTCCAGCATCAAGGTCAATATTGTCTCCAAGATAATCATAAGATGAAAGACTTATTGTATCAGTATTTGTTTTCAGTCTTGTCCAAGTATCAAGAACAAGAGTATCGTCAATAAACGCCCTGACTCCTGAATTAATTGTTGTTATATTTAAGTTATAACCAGAAGTAGCAGGAGGTATGAAATAACCATCAATAACACCATTGTAATATTCGCTATGAGTGTTGGAGCCTTCAACAAAGGAGTAATTAGTAAGATTAACAGCTTTAGGATTTAATGGATCTGATACATCAATGTCGTATCCAACATAAGTTGGTGGAATATATGCTTTAGCACCCATTGCTTTATCATATTTAGTAAGAACAACATCAAGTGCATCTGCTTTAATATCCTTAACCTCATTTTCCCTTCCGGTAGGGATTTTCCATACACGATGCCTAAGACCTTGATTTAAAAGAACTGAAGAAGCGTCTCTCTCAACTGGTGTATCAAAAGAATAAAGAAGGACAGCATTTTCTTTTGCAAAATTTGTATAAGGCTTTATTTGAATAAATTCATTTTTAGAAATGTTTGTGCTCATCAACATCTTTTCAACAGCATCACCAACTGTTGAATTTTGAACATAGAAACCTTTTGTAATCTGTTTTTCTGTGAGAAACTTACTCTTATCTAGGCACTTAATAGACACTTCCATAGAAGTCCCGCCTGTCCATTCGTCAACATAAAATTCGCCAGCATTTACATATTCATATGGATCAAAAGAAACTGTAACGCCAGAACTATGTGACCTTGTAATTGTATTTGCATAACCTCTTTCTAAAATATCAACTGTCACATCAGTTCTTGTTGAACACAACACCCTCTCTTCATTAGGAGTGTTTGGTTCAAGAACCATAGTAAATGTATTAGTAGCGTTACCATTTAAAAATTTTGAAGCATCAGAAACGGTAATTGTGTTTGAAGAAGAAGTAATGTTCCCAATCAATTGTGTATTTACGAGAACATCATCTGTTTTAACAATCCTCCACCCATTATAGATATTTATCTTTAAATCTTTCTTCATGTATTTACCATATAATGAAGAATTATCAAATGGATTAAACACTCTAGTTGTATTGTCTAGTGTGATTGAGGCACTTGAAGAACCTGTGCCAGCAATTGGAATTGAATTTTCCCATAATTCACCTTGTCTATCAACACTGTGAGAAATTGTATAATCTGTAATATCAACTTCATACAGCGGCTCAACCTCATGCACTCTTGCATAGTCGTTTGGATTTTGTGTGCTATAAATTGTTAACAAAATTCTACTTACATCATTTGAGATATTAGATGGCAAAATATGATCATTATAATAATCATCTACTGAAATTGATGAATATGTGTTATAAAAAGCAGAAAGCGTATTGTTATACACTTCAATCTTATATGCGCTTATCTTTCCAGAAAATTCAGATGTTGCAACCCTGATTTTATTAACTTTTCTTTCTGTAAAATTGTAATCTAAAGTTATTGGAGTTGTGAATTCATAACCCCCATTAGCATGAACATTTCCCGTTGATGAAGTATATGATCTCCATCCAAATTCATAGTTATCCTCAAGATCGCTTGGCATACAGTGCCAAGTTCCATCAGCACGAATAACCTTATCCATGTTGTCTTTATCGCCAGAAACGGCCCATGTGTATGCTTGTCTAGAGACACCATTCATGCTCTGTTCTGGTTTAAAGAAGTAGCCTCCTAGCAGTGAGTTACCGGCCATTTGGTCAGCATAAGTACCCCTGGAGTTGGATGGGTATGGATCGTTTGTAGTAACAGTTAAATTATCAACATGTCTACTATCAAGGAATGTTATTACAATTTTTGGCTTGACTTTTTGAGCATAAGCATCTATTGCAGATGTAAAAGTATTGGAAAGATTCTTACCATATATATCTTTAGTAATCATTAAATCTCCTCAAGCTCCACATCACATCTCCAAAAATATGTGCCAGTACCTAAATCGCGGCGTATTAAATCTTCAGAGTAATTTGTAATAAAAACATTATACTCTGTTTCTTCAAAAACATCTTCTGGATTTTCCCCATATTTAATAATAGTCAAAGTATGATAATCAGGGTCCATTGACTTTTCTTTTATAAAATTTCTAGCTTGCCTTTTATCAATTGTGTTTTCTTTATCTGAAGGGAGCCATTCCCAAGACAACTTGAAAGATTGCTTACCGCTTGTTGCTCTTTTGTAATATCTAGACTTTGCACTGTTCCAATTAGACTTCTCCACAAATACTGGCTTATTTGTATTATTAAATTTACGATTTTGGTCTGTTAGAGGAATACCGTCAAGGAGAACAAGTGGAATATATGACCCCGGATTCTGAGCAGTCGGGGTGAACCTTATTATGTCTGGGATAATAAAGTTACTGGATATTGATAGAGAGACAGCCCCAATAGTATTAATAGTCACTGGGAGGGCTACAGATACATCTAGAACGCCGTCTAGAGATGCGGATGCTGTTCGAATAGCGAAGCCGGAAACAGATAAATCAACTTCTCCAGACATTGCTAAATTTTCAAAATAAATTGCGGTAGCAGAAACGCTAACATCTGACTCAGCGCTAAGACTGGCTGAGCCTGTAATTATCATTACACCACCATTAAAAAGAGCGCTTCTTAAAAGAGGACTTATATTATAAGTTGGCTCATTTGCCATTATGCCTCCTCAACGGTAAGAGACACTGTAAAATAATCACACCCAGTTGATGGGTCTCTCCTTATAAGATCCTCGTTATAGTCATTAATATAAACATAGACCAATTCAGCTTCTTCGTTATGATCCATCTTAATTTCCATTAAAATTTTATTTCTAATTGTTAATGCTAAATCTTTAATATAATCACGACCCTTGCGATTATCAATTGTATGTGTGTCTAGAGAGGGTAACCAATCCCATTGGAAAGTAAAAGATCTTTTGTTTTTCTTTATATACCTTCTAGACGCTCCATTATCTAATTCAACCTGACCTGCATTGACCGTAACACTGTCCGTCATCTTCCGACCCTGCTCGGTAATCTCTTCATTATTTAATGATAAAAAACTTATAATTGCCATTACATTCCTCTATTTATACCATTATAAGTTTTAATTACACGAGATTCAAGACCTGCCTGCTTTTGGTTTGCAGGGACTACCTTCATATTGTATTCCTTCATCATAGAGTTAAACCATTCGGTTTCTCCAATAAAGTTATCGACATAGAAATTATAATTATGGGTAGTTTCTGAAGAGCTCATTTGTGGAGCATTATTCATTCCAGAAATCTTTGCGTAGTTAGACATTGGCATATTGAACTTAGGAACCTTAGGAACATAGATTCCCTGATTCATTTGGCTTAGCATATCTAGACCATACTTATCAACTGCTGATTTTCTAAGAACAAATTCTCCACCATGAAGTGTTGCGGGAATACCCATGTGCATTGGACCAAATGTTGGACCTCCATTTGCATATGGCATTCTTCCACCCTTAAACGCTTCAATAACCTGTGTATATCGTTGATACTTCTTATTGTCACCATATTTTCCTGAGTATTCTTCTTTGCTAACTGATTGCCAAGCACCGCCATCTCTTGATCTTACAAAATAAAGAGTTTTCTTACCCTTGCCACCCAAAGCATTAGCAATATCTTTACCACCCTGCTCAGCTGCTTTCTTAGCTTCTTCAAGACCTCTCTTTACAGCCTCTGCGATTGTCAGAGCTTTAACTTTTTCAT